ACCCTACTCCGGGTGAGTTTAAAGATGACCGTATGAGGTTTGTATAATGTCTCAACCGTTTGGTCTATCAGCTAGGGGAGGACTTTACACAAGTCTTAACCAGCTTGAAATGCTTGCTCAACCGGGAGTTGCTTCAAAGCTAACAAACTTTGAAGTAGACACTGATGGAGGCTATCGTCGCATTAATGGCTTTAGCGTCTTTGGAGGTGCTTCAGCAGTACGCCCTAACAGTGATAATAAAGTACTAGGTATTTTTGTTTATGGTGACGGTGTTATTGTTTGCTCAGGCACAGGTATATTTTTTAGTCAAGATGGAACCTCATGGATTTCTATAGCTAAACAAAGTGTGTCTAGTTCTGGTGATAACTATACAACTTTTACAGGTCGTACAGACTTAACAAGAACTGATCAAGGTCAAGTAAGTTTTTCTTTATTTGAAGGAACCTTTGACTATGGTGAGGTTCTTATTTGTGATGGTGCTAACAAGCCTTATTTTTTTAGAATGGAAGGTACAGGTGCTTTAACTACCCGTACTTTTTTTGCTGGTGAAATAACAGTAGATGGAACAGCAGCACCTTCAGTAGGTACAATGCACGACCAACATTTTGTAGTTGCTGGTGCAGACGGATCAGAAAACACAGTTTATTATAGCCACACAAATGATCCTGATAACTTTGGAGGAACTGGTGCAGGCTCTGTAGTATTAGAAGATCAACCTGTAGGTCTGGCTAGTTTCCGTGATGATTTAATTATCTTTTGTAAAAACAGTATTTTTAAACTCATAAATATTAATGATCAGCAGACAGTTGCTGTAACGCCTATTACAAAAAACGTAGGTTGTATAGATGCCAACAGCATTCAAGAAATTGCAGGTGATCTAATTTTCTTGAGTCCTGATGGTCTTAGAACCGTTGCAGGTACAGTACGTATTGGTGACGTTGAGTTGGGAACAGTCAGCAGACCCATACAGCCAACTATTAAAGCTATAGCTGCTAACATAAATAATCTTACTATTAGTAGTGCTGTATTACGTGGTAAGTCTCAATACAGATTATTTTATAGTGCAGACGGTACGGCTAATGCTGCGTCAGAAGGTGTTATTGCTACACTAACTAATGAAGGTTTTCAGTATGCTGAAACTTTAGGAATAAAAGCAACAGCAATAGCTTCTGGTTTTGATGATGATGGTATTGAACAGGCTTATCATGGTGACAAAGATGGTTATATTTACAACCATGATACAGGAAGTTCTTTTGATTATGGAGGCACTGCTGCTAATATTACGGCAACTTATCAGACTCCTAATTTAGATTTTGGTGATGTAGGCACTAGTAAGACAATGCGTTATGTGCGTTTGTCTATAAGCCCTGAAGGAGCTATACAGCCTACACTACGTGTGCGATATGATTATGAAGATCCTATTATTGCACAGCCTTTAGATTATGTTTTAGATAGTATACCTTTACCTAGTATTTTTGGATCAGGTACGTTTGGCTCTAATGTATTTGGAGCGCCAGCAGATCCTTTAGTAAGAAAACCAATACAAGGTAGTGGACACACAGTAAGTTTCGTAGTGACAAGTACAGATCAAAAGTCTCCATACACGGTGAATGGTCTTTACATCGATTACACTCCATCAGGAAGGAGATAATAAATGGCCCAGAGCTATACCAGACAGAGTACATTTGCTGACGGAGATACTATATCAGCATCATTATTTAATAATGAGTACAACCAATTAGTAAACTCTTTTGCTTATTCTTCTAGCAGTTCTGCTACTACAGGCCACAGACACGATGGTACTGCTGGAGAAGGCGGTAATATTTTTAAAATTGGTGATCTTGATTTTTTTAACAAGATTGAAGTAGACAGCACTAATAATCGTTGGGGATTTTACGTAGAAGTTTCTAGTGCTGCTGTAGAGCAAATCCGTATTCAAGATGGCGCTATTGTGCCTGTTACAGATAATGATATTGATCTGGGTACTTCTTCTTTACAGTTTAAAGATCTTTATATTAATGGTACTGCTAATCTTGACAGCCTTGTATTAGGAAGTGGCTCTACAGTTACTTCTATTCTTGATGAAGATGATTTAACTTCCGACAGTGCTACAGCCTTGGCTACGCAACAGTCTATCAAAGCTTACGTAGATGCGCAAGTAACCGCTCAAGACTTTGACTTCCAAGCAGATACTGGTGGTGCTTTGAGCATTGACCTTGATAGTGAAGCTATGACCTTCACAGGCGGCACGGGTATTGATACGTCTGGTTCAGGTAATGCAGTTACTTTTGCAATTGATAGCACTGTAGCGACTCTTACAGGCTCTCAGACTCTTACTAACAAGACTTTGACAAGCCCGGATATTAACGGCGGTACTGTAGACGGTGCAACTATTGCTACGTCTGACATTACTGTAGGGGCTACAAAGACTTTAGATGTTTCAGCAGGTACTCTAACACTTGCAGACAATCAAATTTCTGGTGACAAGGTAGAAGGCGGTACAATTGCTGCTACTACTATCACAGACTTGACCTTTGGAAGTCTTAATGACGGTACAATTACTGTAACAGCTTTTGTTGATGAAGACAACATGGCATCTGACAGTGCAACGCTTGTACCTACTCAGCAGTCTGTTAAAGCTTATGTAGACTCTCAAGTTACTGCACAGGACTTAGATCTTACTACAGATAGCGGCACGATTGCAATTGATCTTGATTCAGAGACTCTTACAGTTTCTGGAGGTACGGGTATTGATTCTAGTGCTACGGGTAATGCTGTAACACTTGCTATTGATTCTACAGTAGCTACGCTCACAGGCACACAGACGCTCACTAACAAGACTTTAACTAGTCCTGATGTTAATACTCCAGACATTGATGGCGGCACTATTGATGGCACTGTAATTGGTGGCACTACCCCTGCTGCTGTTTCCGCTACTACTGTTTCTGCTTCAGGTAACATTACTGTAGGTGGAACTGTTGATGGGCGAGATGTAGCTACAGACGGTACTAAGTTAGACGGTATTGAATCAGGGGCAACTGCTGACCAGACTGCTGCTGAGATCAAAACTGCTTATGAGTCTAATGCAGACACTAATGCGTTTACTGACGCTGATGAATCTAAGCTAGATGGGATTGAAGCTCTAGCTGATGTAACTGATACAACTAATGTTACTGCTGCTGGTGCCTTGATGGACAGTGAGCTAACCAGTGAAGCATCAGTCAAAGCATTGAACCAAGGTGTAGCTACTACAGATAGCCCTACGTTTGCTGGTGTTACTGCTCCTGTTACAGGCAATGTCACTGGTGATGTTACAGGTGATGTAACTGGTGACTTAACAGGTTCTGTACTAACTGCTGCACAGACTAACATTACAAGTGTTGGTACTCTAGGCAGCTTAAATGTTTCTGGTAATCTTACAGCAGGTACATCTCAGTTTTTTGGAACTAGCGTACTAACTGTTGATTCTACTAATAACCGTGTAGGTTTGAGTAACGCATCACCTGATGTATCTTTAGATATTGGATCTAACACTGATGCTGTCCATGTACCTACAGGTACTACTGCACAGCGTCCTACAGGGGCAGCAGGTTACTTTAGATACAATAGTTCACTAGAGCAGTTTGAAGGTTACACAACTGAGTGGGGAGCCATTGGAGGTGGTGGTACTAATACCTTTACTACTGATAGCTTTACTGGTGATGGCTCTACTGCTGCTTATGCTTTAAGCCAATCTACAGCTTCTGAAGATAATCTTCTTGTATTTATTGAAGGTGTATTCCAACAGCAAGACGCTTATAGTATTGCAACAGCAGGTGGTGTAACTACACTAACCTTTAGCTCTGCTCCAGCCAATGGTAACAGTATTCTTATTTACTCTGTAGCTGCTGGTGTATCAGGTTCTAACTTGAACATTGATAGTATGACAGGCGATGGAAGTGATACTACTTTAACGCTTTCTATAAACCCTGTCAATGAAAATAATACACAAGTATTTATTGACGGTGTATATCAGAGCAAGTCTAACT